TAATATTCATTAAAATTTATATTACCTTCTCTATAATTATATAAACGAAACATTGGATAATGATTATCTGTATAAATTGAAGGATTTATTAAACCAAAATATTTATACTTTTTTTCTTTTTTGACACTTTTTCAAAAAAAGTGTTATCAAAAACATTTATATTTTTTTTTTAATTCATTGTAAACATTAATACAATTTCTTTTTAATTCTTGTATTCTATTTTCATCTATATTTTTTAATATATTTTCTATATTTTTTATATCTTTTTCTTTAATTTTTATAATAGTATTATCCCAATCAATATTATATGGTAAATCTAAATCATCAGATAATAATACAGGAATACTACCAACTGCTAATGATTCATAAAAACGAATAGAACTTGGTCCTGCCCCTGATGGACATAAACTAAATTTAGATTTTAGTAATAATTCATTATATTTTTTTTTATTATCAATATGTTTTTTATCAATATTTAATTCTATGTTTTGATTTTGCTTATGCGAATAAACAATATCATTAAAATGCCATTTACCAATATTAATAATAACAGAATCATTACAATGTTCCATAATAAATATATCTTTTCTTATATCTGATATATAATGTTGGTCATAAGCACCCATAAATGAATATAAAATAGGTCTATCAATATTTATAAAATCTATATTTTGAAATTCAATATTTCTTTTATTATCTTCAATATTTACAGCATATAAAGGACAAGGCATAATTTTTATATTATCAATATAATCTTCATTAATTAATTTATGTGGTGTATAAACTATTTTAATATTAAATATTTTAAATATTGGAATTAAATCACGAAAATAAATGTGTTGACAACAAGTATAATATGTTATATTTTTATCAAAAAAATATATAAATTCTTCTATAATACTATTTTTATTATATTTTTTATCAATAATAGTAGCCCAAGGAATACCACAATATGTAGATTCATTTTTATTTTGATTGTAAAATTCTAATTCAGTTATAACAGGATATTGATAAAATAACTTATATTTATTTAATAATTGTTGTATATTAAATTTCATTAATTATTTAATAATAATTAAATAATTTTTAAATGATTAATAAATATTATTTTTATAAAATGATTTTTATTAATTATATTTTAATTATGACTAATGAACAGAGACAAGAAATTATAACTAATACATTTTTGATTTTTGAACAATTAATGGAAAGTGAAGATGAAGTTATTGAGTTATATGATAATTTATTTGAAGAAGTAAATAATGATTTACTTAAAATAAAAAAGATGATAGAAGAAAAAAATAAAATAAATAAAAAATGGCATAGTATTAAATCAAAATTTAGATCAATTACACATAGTCAAAATTTAGAAGATATATCTATTGATAATATGGATGATATTCAAAAATTACAATTCTTATCATTTAATTTAGAAAATAAAGATGAAATTAATATAGAAGATTATAACAATTTTATTGATAATTATAAAAAATTTTATTTAATATTAAATCCAAATGATAATAAAAGTATTGAAGATTTATAAATAGTAATTTTATTTATGATTTTATTTATTATTTTTTAATCATGTCTTCTGAAAACAAAGATGAAATTGTTATTCATATTAATCAACAAGAAAATATAAACACAGAATGTTGTAATTATATTATAAAATCAAGTATTAGTAAAGAAATGAAAAAAAAACTAATGAAATATGAAAAATTTAAAAATGGTAAATTTAAAAAAGGTTCGGGAATAGGTTTATGTATTGTATCTATGATATTAAATGTTATGAAAAGTAATTTAAATATAGATAGTCCTTTTAATAATGAACAAGGAACTAATTTTAATTTTATAATTAATGTAAAAAAAAATAATAATATTATAAATAATTTTATTATTAATACAGATATAATAAAAATTAATAATATTAAAATAGTAATTGTTGATGATAGTAATTTCATTTTAAAACAAATGTCAAAATTTTTAAAAAAAAAATTAACAGAAGATTATTTTAATAATTGTGAAATAATAACATTAAATAGTGGAGAAAAATGTTTAGAATATTTTAATAAAAATAAAGATATTCATTTAATAGTTATGGATGAAAATATGGAAGAAGATGAATTAACAGGAACAGAAACTAATAAATTATTAAGAGAAAAAGGATATAATGGTATAATTATTCAATCATCAGGAAATTGTACTGAAAAAGATAATAAATTATATTATGAATCTGGTGTTGATCATGTTTGGGGTAAACCTATACCATATAATACAGCAGATGAAGAAATTAAAAACTTATTAAATGATAAAAATTATTATAAATAAATAAATTAATTTTTATAAATTTTTTATAATAGAAAAATGATTTATTATGTATGATATAAAATTATGAATATAATTAATGAAATTATATTATCTACACAAGAAATTAATTTAATTAAAAATGCTATTGGTGAAAGCAAAAATTATTTTGATATTGAAAATATTAAAATAAAATATTATAAAAAAAATGATATAATAGTTACACAAAAGAAATTATTTCAACAATTTTATATTATTTTAGATGGTAAAGTACAAGTAAATACAATAAATAAAGGATTAATTGGAATTTTAAAAGAAGGTAAATGGTTTGGTTCTTTAAAATATAAATTTGCAAAAGCAACATTAAAAGTATTAGAAGAAGTAAAAATAGGATACTTTTTATTTAACAATGATAATGATGATAACGATAATTATGATAAAATATTAACTAAACCTGTAGCAAGTATTCTTAATAATTTAAATGATATAAATTTTAGTTCAAAAATTTTAGGAGAAGGAACATTTTCCAATGTTTATAAATGTAATATATTTAATAAAAAATATGCTATTAAATGTATTAAAAAAGATGTAGTATGTAAATTTGGAGCACAAAATCAAATTAAAAATGAATTAAATATACTTAAAAAATTAAAACATCCTTTTATTATTGAATTTATAAATACTTTACAAGATGAATATGCTATATATTTAATTACAGAATTATTAAATGGAGGAGAATTATTTAAATATATAACAATTAAAGGAAAACTTGATATTGAAGAAACTAAATTTTATATTGCTAATATTATTATAGCATTAGAGTATTTACATAATAATGAAATTATTTATAGAGATTTAAAACCAGAAAATATTGTATTTAAACAAAATGGTTATTTAAAACTTATTGATTTTGGATTTTCTAAAAAAATTAAAAAAAATGATAAAACTTATACTATATTAGGAACACCTAATTATTTAGCACCTGAAATTTTATCAGGTGAAGGTTATAATTGGAGTATAGATATATGGTCATTAGGAATATTATTATATGAATTATTATTAAGTGATACTCCATATTTTGCAAATGATATTGATAAACTTTATAATATTATTACTAATCAAAGATTACAATTTAATAAATTAGATATTAATGATGATGCTATAAATTTAATTTCATTATTATTATATATTAATCCTAAAAGAAGATATGGTTGTGGAGAACAAGGAATTAGTGAATTAAAAGAACATCAAATATTTAATGACTATGAATGGGTAAAAATGAATAATCAACAATTAAAACCATTTTTCATACCTAAAAATAAAAAATCAACATCTAATTATGTTAATTACAATATGTATACATATAAACTAAATTCAATATGTACTCCTATAAATTGGTTTCCAAAACTTAAAACTTGTTCTATAAATATGTATTAAATAATTTATCTATTATTGGTAATAAAGCAGAATAATTATAGTTAAAATATACATGATGATTATCATGATGTTTAGAATCAAAACCAATTTTTTTTAATAATGGAAAATTATATCCTGAATGTGTATAACCTGCATAAAAATTAAATAAAAATGATACAAAATATAATTCATAAATATGAACATTTAATAATATAGCAGGTAATACAATTGGTGTCATAAATACTGTTAATTCTTCAAAAGATACATAATGTTTTACTAATGCAAATGTAATTTTATATTCATGATGTTTTTTATGATATAATTTATAAAAATATGGTATATGCATAATTCTATGAATTATATAAAATAATAAATCAGCAAATATTACATATGTAATTAAACGAAATAAACTAATATATATATTATAATTTTTATAATCACATTGAAAAGGACGAATATATAAAGTATTACAAGTAATTATACCTATTAAAAAAATTGGTAATATAATCTTTTTATAACCATCAATTGTATAATTTAAACATTTTTTTATATCTTTTTTATTAAGAAATTCTTTTTTTTCATTAATTAAAAATTTTCTAAAATATTCAATTTCAAAATAATCTATTAATGAAAATATACTTGTAGAAGATTCTGATATTAATACAAATAATATAATATACCAGTATTGATATGAACAATTCATTTAATAAATAAATAATAGTTTAATTTTAAATATATATTTAAAAATGATTTAAATAATTTATATAACAAATGATTACTTGGTCTAACTTTTTTTCTCGTGAAAATATTAAAACTGAATTAAGTAAAATAGAAGAGTTTAGAAAAAATGAAGAAGAAAAATATGAAAATTTAAAAGTATTTCCAAAAAAAAAAGATGTATTTAAATCATTTAAATTAACACCATTTCAAAATATAAAAGTTGTATTATGTGGTCAAGATACTTATCATGGAGAAGTCAATAATGAACCTCAAGCCCAAGGATTATGTTTTAGTGTTCCTGAAAATATGAAACTTCCTCCAAGTCTTAAAAATATTTTTAAAGAACTTGTTAATGATATTAATTGTGAATATCCAAAATCAGGTGATTTAACAAAATGGGGAGAACAAGGTGTTTTATTATTAAATCGTTCTTTATCTGTATTACAAAATAATCCTAATAGTCATAAAAAAATATGGAATATATTTAGTAAAGAACTAATGAAATTCATAGTAGAAAATAAAGATTTTTGTATATTTATATGTTGGGGTAATGATGCATTTAACTCATTAAAAGGTTTAAATTTAGATAAACATATAGTATTAAAGGCATATCATCCAAGTCCTCTTGCTGGTGGTAAATTCTTTGGTTGTAAACATTTTAGTAAATGTAATGATATATTAATTAGTCAAAATTTAGAACCTATTGATTGGTCTTTATAATTTAAAAATAATATTATTTATTATATTATAATGAATAATAAATATAACATAGATGATTACTTATATATAAAAGACATAGGATATATTAAAATTCCTCCAAGAAATACAAAAGATGATATATTAAAAATATATAATTTTCTATCAAAAGAAAATTTTATAGAATTAATGGAAAAAAATATATATATTTAAAAATAATATAATTTATTAATAATTTTTATAAAATAAATCACATTGTGATTTACATAAAAAATTCATAATACATCCTGTAAATACATTAGGAATTTCTAAATGAGCACATTCTAAATCAAATTTTTTTTTTAATTTATTCCAAAATATACCTTCTTTTAATTCTTCTGATTTAATTTTAGTTAATACTAATTCACAAGAATTCTCAACTATTGTATTATTATTATTAACAATAATTGATTTACTTGAAGAAACTTTTGCTTCAATATTATTTAATTTTAAAAAATCTAAAACATTAGAACATTTATTATCAATTTTTGTTGATGAAATTGTTAAAATTGGAGTAGACCATAGTTTCATATCTATATATATATAATATTTAATAATTATATTCAAGTAGTTTTATTCTTATTAATACAATTATAATTATGACTCCAATATAATATATCATTTGGATATTTTACAGATCCTGTTCCTGTTATACATTTACAATATGGACATTGATAAACAATATCTCCATATTTATTTTTTACAATTATTGGGATAAATGTATCTAACTTAGTTTTTATTTCTGATTTTGTTTTTATAAATTGTAATGTTGTATCAATATAATTTGGAGAAATTATTGCTTTTCCAAACATACAATCATTAGTTTGATATAATTTAATTTCAGGTTCTAATTCAAATTTTAAAGTACAATCTCTAATAATAAATTTAATAATTTTTTCTGTTGTTAAATTATTTTGATATATATCTTTTGATGGATTACGAGGACAAAATATAATTAATTTTAAAATTATACAATTTTTTAATTTTTGCTTAATTTCATTTAATTTATAAATTAAATCATTATAATCAAGTGGTGATTCATGAGTTAAAAATGAACCTTGTTTATTATTTTTTGATTTAAAAATACCTCCTACGGATATACAATTTACCAGGTTACAAGTTGATAATAAACCAGTATTACAGTTAATGTAAGCATCTGATTGAAAAAATTCAGTTTCTTTATTTAATTTATTTATAATTGAAATATGCATTTTTATATTTTTTTAACAAAAAATCATTTTTTTAAATAAATAGGATTTAATTTAACATATGATAATAATTCAAATTCTTTTTTCCTAATATTTCTGTGTATTTTCCATCTATTATTTCTAAGTGAATTATATTTTTTAATAATATGTTCATTTTCTTTTTTAAATTTTTTAGTATTAGTAATATATTCTTTTAATTTTAATTCATTTTTTTTAACATTATTTATTTTAGTTAATAATTTTTTAGGACAATCTTTTCTTTTTCCCATTTTTATTATATCTTTAACACAAGCTAATTTCAACCGAAACACACATATCAGAAGTATCTATTTTAGTTGAATTACATAACGGACAATTTTGATTACCATTACGAAACCATTTTATAATACAATCTGTATGATATTTATGATTACATTCTAATTCGTGTTCATTTGTTTTATTTAATGGTTCATAACAAATAACACATTCATCCATTTAATATAAATATAATGTTTTTATTTAAATTAAATGAATATTAATATTATAATCAATTATTTAAATCAAATCAAAAATATTATAGATACTAATAAATTTGATAATATAATTAATATTTTAATTGATTTATTAGAAACTAATCATATAAAAGAATTTTTAAGAAGATATGATATTTTTATTGTAGATATAAAAAAATTATAATAATAATAAATATAAAAAATAAAATAATTCTAAAAATAATTGTTCTATTCATATTAATATATTAATGTTAATATCATCTATAATATAACTTCTCATTTAATAATATTAAAAAATAATGTTTAAAATAATTAAAAAATATATAATAAAAATATATTTATAATGATGAATGATGAAGTTAAATCTTTATATAAAACAATTTATGAAAAGACAAAATTAAAAGAGAAAAAAAAATTAGAAACATATTATAAAATATTAAATGGATGTTCAAGGAAAATAAAATGGTGTAATAATAATAATCAATTTGAATGTTACTTTGAAATTCCAACTTTTATGATGGGATGTCCTCTTTATAATATAAATGAATGTGCTTATTTTATAATACAAAAATTACAGAATCAAAAATTTAAAACATTATTTTATAATCCAGATTTTTTAATAGAACTTGGAATTAAAGGACCAAAAATAGATAATGATAAATTTTATAAACCAAATGGTATAATTTATATTTCTTGGATACATATTAAAGAAAAAATAGATAATAAATATATTTAATTATTTAATTCAAAACCTAATTCAAAACATATATGAGATATAAATAACATTATATATCCTATAATAGTAAAAATTATTATGTTATTATAAACATTTTCCTTTTTATTACCACCCTTTAAAACTTTAATTGATTTATTTAATTTTGTTTTATTTATATTTTGTTGATTATTTTTTTGTTGATTATTTTTTTGTTGATTATTTTTTTGATTATTCATTTGATTATTCATTTGATTATTTTTTGATATATTACTTTTTATTTTATTTTTATTAGAATTTAGTATATTATTTTTATTTTTATTAGGGTTATTTAAAAAATCATTTCCCCAAGCTTCTTCAATACTACATAAAAGCATATATAAATATAATATATTTTATTTTAAATATAAATTTTTTTTATTTTATATATATATATAATGAATTTTGTGTTATCAAATTTAAATCAAGTTTTTCAAAATAAAAGATTTTTAACTATTTTTACATTTATTGCT